TAGTCATAGAACTGAACATCGGGGAATTGTTCCATGATGCCCGCCTTTTCCCACAATATGTCAGACGTACCGTTCAGCCTCACACATGGTTGCACACCATTCTTGTGTTGCCTACGTCTGAAAATAGTTATGTCGTTTATAAGCGCATCCATGAACCCTATCCGGTCTGTATGATACCACACGGTTTTGCGTTCACGCCCACGCTGAACACTGGACATTTTACCCCGTCCAGCAGATACAAGACACCCCTTGTGACATTGTGCTTTCTCAGCCAATGCACATATGTTGAACGTCTTGCCCTCAATAATAGTTTTGAAGGGCTTGAGGTACATAATACCTGTAATGTACTCAGACCCATCACCCTTCACAGTCTTGGCATTACTGCCAACCCCAATAAGATTGTATGTCATGGTTATCCTCTTTTTCCTTTTCACTCTCCGTGCTGTAGTATATTTTATCAGCACACTCTTGACAATATACACTGTCATTTTCTGGAATATAAATATGGGCATTATACCTATCACACATTTCACACTTAACCATTGTGTCACCCCTTGGTTTAGTTATTGATTAAAGAATGGGGGCTTTCTATGTGGCATACCCGCTGCGCGGCATAGTCCACCCCCAGTCTGGCACTCTCCGACCTACCCGATACTCTCGCCTTGGTTTGACCCTGCAAACGGAATAAGCGTTAGGGTAGGTCAGGTATGTAGGCGCACTGCTAGTGCATTATGGTCTGTACCACCCACAGGGATTTCATGTGTCCACCTGCGCCTTTTGTTGCCTACACCTTTTGGGTGCTTTTGGGGCTGTCACGGGGAAGGTCGATAGGCGCATCTGTGATGCATTATGGTCTTGCCACCAATCTTGTCGGAACCCGTTTGCTTTTGATATCTGCTTTTCGCGTCCTTTCGTTTGCTTAGTCTCTTTACTCTAATTCGCGGTATTCAATCAGTCAAGTCTTTTTTAGTCTGTGGCCTAGCATGGTTACCGTGGTGCTTATGCGCTTTCTTTTGGCCTATCGTTAGCGTTTTGTCGTATCGGTTGATAGAGCGTCGTCGCTTTCGATGGTTAGAGAATGGCAGGTATCAAAACGGAAAGCAAATAAAAAAGATGCTTTTTAGTGTCAACAATTTGACAGGGTAAGTGTCAATATATTGACGCAGCTTTTATTATATATATAAGGTGTCGGCAGCTTTGTTCTTGTTCTGTTCTCATTATGCCATGCAGGCTTTGCTTAAAAAGTTAGTCGTGTCTAACATTGTTAGGGGTCTTTAGTTATATGCATCGCCACTAACAAAATGCGCCGAATCTTAAAATCCTGCCATTCTTTCGGCATCATATAGGCGTCAAGTGATAACATAACACTTGGCAGCATTAATAAAATCAATAACTTAGACGATGCTTTTAATTTCTGGCGCAGCATTGTTCCTGATTCGTTGCCGTTTCGTTCACGTTTTGTTCCAGGATGCCGGTAGGGCCGGACCGACACCCCCGTATGGTACGTACGTATATGGATAAATACACAGATTGGGAAAATTGAGTGTTAACCACATGGGCAAATGATAAACACGGGTGGCATCAGTATACACAAGTCAACACATATTTTGTCAGCAAAAGGTAATTTTCTTCTTGACAGAAGATAGTGAAGTGTGGTATAACTCTATTATTAGATGAGAACATTAAATGTACTTAGAAAGATGTTAAGGACATTATATGCTAAACATTATATGCTACATTTAATAACCCCTACTGGACTAATTTGTATTAATCATAAAAAAGTAGTTGACAATGGGAAAGAAATCTGTAAAACTATACACAGATAATGTGTTAGATGCATTCTATGACGCCATCAAAAATAACACATTACATAATTTACACATACCCCACAGTGACGTGTTCTATGTAAGGCAAGCTGTGGAGGCACATTATGGTCGTCCTTTTACATTGAAACATGTTGAGGCTGCAATGAAAGCCGAAGGATGGAAGGACACGGATGATGTTTAAAGCACTTGTAATGGTATGTAGTTTAGCAGACCCTACTCAATGCACTATCTTTGAGGACACAATAAAGCTACGTGAAACTGAAGAACTTTGTAGGGTACGTATTGAAGAAATGGTTGAGGTCATTCAGATGACTATGCCAGCACCCGTAGAATACAAGTTTAAGTGTCAGCTTGAAAAGAGTATCTAATGTTTGAGGCACTTGTACTAGCATGTTTAATGGGCCAGCCTAATATGTGTATTGAGGCAGAGGATGAACGTGGTCCATATAAAACGGAATCTGAATGTGTGATGCGTGTCCATCAGATGGTCACCGCTATGCAAATGGCTTTTCCACAACCACACACGTATCATTACAAATGTAAAGCAGTAGAGCCAGAACCAAAGGGTATGAAACTATGAGCGTCGAATATCGTGGCATTACATTCCCTGGCTACAATAAACCCATCAAGTCAAACCGTGAAGGTAAAAAGAAGATGGTATTGGCTAAGAAAGGCGATAAGGTAAAGCTAATTCACTTTGGTGCTACGGGCTATGGACACAACTACAGTGCTGCAGCCCGTAAGTCATTTCGTGCTAGACACAAGTGTGACACAGCTACGGACATTCTGTCTGCACGATACTGGGCATGTCGCACTCTATGGGGTGGGGCAGGTAAGCCTAAACAATCTAGTCCTAAATCACGTAAGGGAAAATACTAATGGCTCCAAGAAACGTACCAAAAAAACCAGAAAAAAAGAATGTAAATAAAAAAACTGTATCTATGTTAGCCGATACGTTTAATCTGGTTGGTCCACATGCACAAGAGATTGCTAACTATTTGGCACACGGAACTGCTATAGGTGGTGCGGCAGCATTAGGTAAAATTGTGCGCGATGTTCGTAAAATGAAAAACAAGCATGATAAAGAATTAGGTCGCGCTAAAGGTGGCATCATTACAAAATCAAAAGCGTCCACACGTAAAGGGAAAAAATAATGGCTAAGAAAAAAGATGACGTAACAGTTGTGTCAATTGGTGTAAGCACTATGCCGCGCAGCAAACTGAAGAAGATGAAAAAGGCAGAGATGATGATGGGCGGTATGGCTAATGGCAAGAAGCACATGTATTCTGCTGGTGGTGACGTTACTGACAAGCTGCCAAACAAAGGTTTGAAGCAACTTGCTAAAACAGAAAAGGGTAGGACTGCTGTGCGTAATATGGGCTTTGATGTCTAATGATTTCAAAGCAGAATAAAAGAAAAGTAAGAAAAGTAGTAAAGGGTTTGAAGAAAGCCTCTAAGCTACATGCGGGGCAAGCTAAAACATTGCAAGGAGTTATTAATGGCAAATCCAAGAGTGCCAAGAAAAAAAGGCCAACCCGCTAAGTCAAAGAAACACAGTGACCTATACACAGATGAAAATCCAAAAGGTACAATTCGTGGTCTTAGATTTGCTACGGTCAAGGATGCAGAAGCATCCGTGCGAAAGATTAAAGCATCTGGTAGGTCACATGCACACAAGACACAAGCAGCAATTGCAATGGAACAACGCGCTAAAGCAGCGGGTAAAAAAGCGGCTGCAGCAGTGTTTAGAAAATTTATAGAAGCCCAAAAGCGAAAGACCAAAGAACGTGCATCCCGTAGAGCGTGACATACGTACTTGGTCAAAAGACTTTTTAGAAGTACCTAATGCGAAACTAAATGGTCTACCACCCTGCCCCTATGCCAGAAAGGCATGGGCTGATGACAAGGTGGTCTTCAGCATAAACACAGGGCTGGACGGGCTAATGGAAGCCGTCCGCACATTCAATGACCACGACTACGAAATTGTAGTGTGGGCAGACGAAGATTTGCCAGAAATGGATTACCTAGATGGGTACTGTGATGGCATAAATGAGTTGGCGTCAGTGGCAGGTATTGATTTGCACCTGATGGTGTTCCACCCCGACTACGACGCAACAGAGGCTGGACTTGATTTTCTCGTCGATGACGGGGTTACTGATGACAGCTTATCTTACTGTATGGTCTTTGTTCAGTTGTTATCTAAACTAGACGATGCAGCCTTGTATCTGGAAAAGTCTAATTACTATGAACACTTTCCAGATGAAGTTTATGAAGCCTTAGTTCTTGATAGAAGGAGATTACGCAATGGCAATGGGCAAAGCTAAAATGGCTAAGAAAAAGAAGATGCGCGGTGGTGGTATGACTCGTCGTATGGCTGGTGGCGGCATGGCTAAAATGGCCAAGAAGAAAAAGATGATGGGTGGCGGTATGGCCAAGACAGCCCGTCGTAAGAAGATGATGCGCGGCGGCGGCATGGCAAAAAAGAAGAAGTAATGCCATATGTTGCAAATTCGGAAATACATGGACTTGGTGTTTTCGCAGATAGGGACTATGCTCAAGGAGATACAATTGAGTTATGTCCTTATCTGGTCGCGGATTATACTGACGTGGGAGATGAGTGTGTCCTCCATGACTACATGTTTCACACGCCTTATGTCGATACCGAAGAGTATTATATCCCGCTTGGCTTCGCTATGGTCTATAATCACAGCGCAAGTCCAAACGCTGAGTGGGATATTGAAGAAGAAGATGAACGCTTTGTTAAGTTTTATGCGCTTAAAGAAATAAAGCAAGGCGAAGAAATAGTGCATGATTATGGCGAAGATTATTGGAATAGTAGAGTAGAGCAATAGGAGAGGAGATATGCCACTTACACCTAAAGGAAAGAAGATACAAGCTGCAATGAAAAAACAGTATGGGAGTAGGAAAGGTGTACAAGTCTTCAATGCTGCCGCAAACAAAGGCACGGTCAAAGGCGTCAAAAAGAAAGCCGCATCGGCTGGCACGAAAAAGAAATCGCCTAGAACGCTTAAACTTGCGCCGGGTGGTGCGGCAAAGAGCAAGAGTCGAGTTAATGAAGCTGGCAACTACACTAAGCCAGCAATGAGAAAGAGACAATTCCAGCGCATCAAGGCTGGGAGCAAAGGTGGCAGACCAGGACAATGGTCAGCACGAAAAGCGCAAATGCTTGCGTCGGCGTATAAAAAGGCAGGAGGCGGCTACCGCAGCTAACTATGATTCACGTTTTTCTCCTGTTTGTGTATGTAGGCATAGGGGAGAACGAGAGACTGGTCAGCAAAGACATGTACTTTCGTGACTTGAACGAATGTGTCTGGTTTGCACAGACATTACATAAGCAGGGCCAAAAGGTGACTGCATACTGTTTACCCAAAATGGTAAATAAAGATACGAAGGTGTACTGATGCTGGCAGAACTTGCAGCGGCCAATGCCGCATTTAGCGTTATCAAGCAAGCCGTGCAGAACTCTGGCGATATAGCCAAGGCTGGCAGTGCAATAGCTAAGTTTGTTGGTGCAAAAGAAGACCTACAAAGGAAAGCCAACAAAAAAGGTGGCGGCTCTGACCTAGAAGAGTTTATGGCTCTTGAGCAGATACGTGAGAAGGAAGAGCAGCTAAAGCAGTTTATGATTTACTGTGGTCGGCCCGGACTTTGGGGAGACTGGCAAAGGTTTCAAGCTAAAGCTAGAATAGCACGACGAGAGGCAGAGCAAGCGGCTAGACGTAAACGCAAGCAGATAATTGAAGTAGCCATCATTACTTTTTTACTTATTGTAGGTTTAACTATTCTAGCCTGTATTGTACTGTTGATACTACATGCACAAGGACGATTATAATGGCATTAAAAAAGTCACAGCAAAGTCTCAAGTCTTGGACAAAACAGAAATGGCGTACGAAGTCTGGAAAGCCCAGCGCAAAGACAGGTGAACGGTACCTTCCCGAAAAAGCAATAAAATCCTTGACAAGTGCAGAGTATGCTGCTACAACTAAAGCTAAGAGAGAAGGCACACGTAAGGGGAAACAGTTTGTACGCCAACCTAAATCTATTGCTAAAAAGACTGCACGATTTCGCAGAGGCGGGTAACGACCCACGCGAAGTTCGTTTAGCAGATGTGGAGCCTGATGTAGAACAGCGCGTGTATTTGATTAAGAAAAAGTTATGGGAAATAAAGAATGTTAACAGCACTGATAGGACCGATAGCTAGTTTAGCTGGCACATGGTTGGAGGGTCACGTTGAAAAAGGCAAGGCTAAAACTGAGGCTGAAGTTGCTAAGAAGAAAGCTGAAGCGGTGGTTTATGAGCGTAAAGCCAATGCTGAGATTGACTGGGATTTGGAAGCTATTAAGGGCAGCGCATCCTCGTGGAAAGATGAATGGCTTGTAATATTATTCAGTGTGCCTTTGATACTTGCATTTATACCAGGCATGGAAGGTGTGGTGGCTCGTGGTTTTGAACAACTTCAAGCCATGCCGGAATGGTATCAATACTCTCTTGGTGTTATTGTTGCCGCCAGCTTTGGTGTACGCAGTGCTACAAAATTCTTCGGTAAAAGGTAGTCCAGTTTCGGATGTGGAGTATGCACGATACAACCACCAAAGAACAAGCGAGGAAGAACAGTGGCAGAAGTAACGATGGAGAGAATACTCAAGTGGAAGATACTACCACGTCTGATGATGCTTGGGATGTCCTTATCCGCTTGGCGGGTAGTGGAGTGGTTTATGACGTTACCAGACCCAACAAGTCAACAGGCGGCTCTCGTTAGTGTGGTCACTGGCGCGATGACAGGTGCTTTCGCAGTATGGATGGGACATGAAAAATGAAATATGATAGAAATAAACTAATGGATAAACTTGTAGCACATGAGGGTTTACGCCTTCAAGTGTACAAGGACACACTTGGTATTGATACGATTGGTATTGGTAGGAATCTTCAGGACCGTGGCATCTCTAAAGAAGAGTTGGATGAGTTGGATATTCCCAGTATTGACCATGTATATGAATATGGTATTACTGAGGCAGATGCTATGTTTCTGGCACAGAATGACGTACAGATTGTCGAAGAGGAACTTCTCCGTGCGCATCCTTGCGTAGAGAAGCTGGACGCTGTACGTCAGCTTATCCTGATAGACATGGCATTTAATCTGGGAGTGCCACGTCTATCCAAGTTCAAAAAAATGTGGGCGGGTATACACGAAGAAAAATTTGACGTTGCAGCAAAAGAAATGCTTGACAGCAGGTGGGCAAATCAGGTAAAATCACGGGCAACAAAACTTGCACACGCTATGCATCACGGAGAGTTTAATGGCTAGAGAATTGACAGGCAAACAAAAGGCGTTCCTGCAAGTTCTTTTTGACGAAGCTGGTGGTAACATGGTCACAGCAAAAAAGATGGCTGGCTACTCTGATACTAGCTCTACATCAGAAATTGTAAAGGGTTTGAAAGAAGAAATCCTTGAGGCCACACAGATGTACATGGCACAGAATGCACCCAAAGCCGCGATGGCAATGACCGGCGCACTGTATGACCCAACTGAACTTGGCATCCGTGATAAGATGGTTGCAGCCAAGGAACTTCTTGACCGTGTAGGTCTTGTGAAGACAGAGAAGATGCAAGTCGAGGCATCGGGTGGTGTTATGCTTATGCCCCCAAAAGCTGCAGTAGAAGATGAAGACTAAAGCACCAAAGGTTTTTAGGAGATTAGTAGGCGTCTTAATTAGAGATGGTGTATCAAAAAAACAAGCACATGCTATTGCGTACAAAAAATTGCAAGCGGAAGGATATCTAAAACCTGGAACACTAAAGCCTACAAAGAAAAATGCAAGCGATTATATAAAATATTTAAACGAAAGATATAATGAGCAGAACAGCAGGAAAATGGAAGCTACCGCAGCCCACTGATTTAAAAGATGAGGACGAGTGGGTTCCGGTCCCACGCATAGCAAGAACAATACCGTTTGGTTACGAGGCAGATGAGAGTGACCCCGACATACTCCTGCCAGTATCTACAGAGTTAGACTTACTTGAGACTGCACGAAAACATGTGAAACAATATTCATACAGGGAGGTGGCAAATTGGTTGTCAACAAATTCTGGAAGATACATATCACATGTTGGGCTACGTAAAAGATTAGCACATGAACGACAGCGTAAGAACCAAGCTGCAAGCCTCCGCAAGTGGGCAGAATATGCGGAAAAGGCAATTGCCAAAGCGCAGGAAATTGAAGAAACAAGACTTGGCGCAAAGCGCAAAAAAGCAACAGCCTGAGATAAAAGAAGTTACACGTGAAACATCTAGCATTGAAGAACATGCTAATGTTTTGTTTAAACCAAACGAAGGTCCACAGACAGAGTTTCTAGCTGCTAGTGAGCGAGAGGTTTTGTACGGCGGCAGTGCCGGTGGTGGTAAGAGTTATGCCATGTTGGCTGACCCTCTTCGTTACATGGGGCATCCTCAGTTTAGTGGATTGCTTCTTCGACATACAACAGAAGAACTGCGAGAACTGATATTTAAGTCGCAGGAGTTGTACCCAAAAATCTGGCCGGGTATCAAATGGTCAGAGCGGAAGATGCAGTGGACTGCGCCATCTGGTGCAAGGTTGTGGATGTCCTACCTAGACAGGGATGAGGATGTCTTGCGTTATCAGGGTCTAGCGTTTAGCTGGATAGGCTTTGACGAACTGACACAATGGGCCACACCATATGCATGGAACTACATGCGAAGTCGTCTACGGTCCACTGCACCTGACTTGCCTATATTTATGAGGGCAACAACTAACCCCGGTGGTCGGGGTCATGGCTGGGTTAAGAAGATGTTTATTGACCCCGCCCCTTATAATAGAGCGTTTGATGCAACCGATATTGAAACAGGAGAGGCACTTAAATATCCCGCTGGGCATAGCAAAGCAGGAAAACCTTTATTTAAGAGACGCTTTATCCCAGCAAGACTTTCTGATAACCCATACCTTGCGGACGCAGGGGATTACGAAGCCATGCTCCTCTCGCTTCCAGAACAGCAGCGTAGGCAGCTTCTTGAAGGCGATTGGGACATCAAAGAAGGCGCGGCGTTCACTGAGTTTAATCGGGATGTTCATGTTGTGGAGCCTTATCGTCTCCCTAGCAACTGGGTCAAGTTTCGTGCATGTGACTATGGTTACGGGAGTTATTCTGGCGTTCTTTGGTTTGCAGTTGCGCCTGACGAGCAACTTATCGTATATAGAGAACTATACGTCAGCAAAGTCCTCGCCACAGACTTGGCTGATATGATAATGGATTTGGAAGCGGAAGATGGAAATATTAAGTATGGTGTTTTGGACAGTAGTCTTTGGCACAAGCGTGGTGATACTGGTCCTTCTCTTGCGGAGCAAATGATTGGCAGAGGATGTCGTTGGCGTCCTTCAGACAGAAGTCGTGGTAGTCGGGTGGCTGGCAAGAACGAAATACACAGACGATTACAGATAGATGAATTTACAGAGGCACCTAGACTTGTATTTTTTAATAGCTGTACAAATGTTGTCAGTCAATTACCCTCCATCCCTCTGGATAAAAGAAATCCAGAAGATGTAGATACAAAGTCAGAGGACCACTTGTATGACGCTTTGCGGTACGGTATTATGTCCAGACCTCGATTCTCTATTTTCGACTATGACCCACATGGCAGACCATCATCAGGTATGCAAGTAGCCGACTCTACGTTTGGATATTAATATGGAAACTATTTGGTCTTTAATGTTGACAGTATGCATGGATAGTCAAACTTGCGTGGAACAAACAGTTCAATGGTTTGATGAAAAACCACAGTGTATAGAAGCAAAGTTAATACATGAAAACATACCACAAGATGGTGGGTGGAAGTCTGTCAACTACGAATGCACCGTGGTAGGAGCAAAGGAAGTATAATGGCTGAAGAAGAAATCCCTATGGAAACAGATGCTATCGCACTAGAAGATAGTGAAGATACAACTGTTACTGATACTGAAATATCTGCTTTAATATCCCATGTTCAGGACTGTTATCAACGTGCTGAAGATTATCGTTATCAAGATGAAGAGCGATGGACTAGAGCATATCGTAACTATCGGGGTCTGTATGGCCCTGATGTTCAATTTACAGAAGCAGAAAAGTCTCGTGTATTTATTAAGGTAACGAAGACAAAGACACTAGCTGCATATGGTCAAATTGTTGACGTATTGTTTGCCAATAACAAGTTCCCACTTTCTATTGAGCCTACAGAGTTGCCAGAGGGTGTGGTGGCAGACGTAAACTTTGACCCACAAAAACCAGAACTTCCTTCAGACATTTCAAGTCCGTATGGTTTTTCGGGAGATGGTAGAAACATTCCTCCCGGCGCAACGGAAAAAACCCTGATAGAAATGCTTGGACCACTTCGTGACAAGTTACAGGATGTTGAGGGATTAGAAAAGGGTGCAGGTAAAACCCCCACGGCTGTTACGTTCAGCCCTGCTATGATTGCTGCTAAATCTATGCAAAAGAAAATTCACGACCAGCTTGAGGAGTCTGGTGCAAATAAACATCTCCGCAGCACAGCATTTGAAATGTCTTTGTTTGGCACAGGTGTTATAAAAGGTCCGTTTGCCGTAGATAAAGAATATCCAAACTGGAATGAGGAGGGCGAATACGACCCTGTTTTTAAAACTATTCCGCAGGTGTCTCATGTATCTGTTTGGAACTTCTATCCAGACCCAGATGCTAATAACATGGATGAGGCACAGTTTGTTATTGAGCGACACAAGATGTCACGCACACAACTTCGTTCACTAAAGAAACGCCCATACTTCCGGTCTACAGTAATTGATGACGTTATAGGAATGGGTGAGAATTATTATAAAAAGTATTGGGAAGATGACTTGTCAGACTATGCCCCAGAGCATGGTATTGATAGATTTGAAGTCTTAGAATACTGGGGTACTATTGATGTAGGTTTGTTAGAAGATAACGACGTTAATATACCAGATGAACTGAAAGACTTTGACGAATTGCAAGCAAACATCTGGATATGTAACAACAGACTTTTGCGCGTTGTTCTAAATCCGTTCAAGCCAGCAAAGATACCCTATCATGCTTCACCGTATGAACTCAATCCATATAGCTTCTTTGGTGTGGGTATCGCAGAGAACATGGACGACACGCAGACGCTGATGAACGGCTTCATGCGTATGGCTGTGGACAATGCTGTACTGTCAGGCAACTTGATTGTAGAAGTGGACGAGACTAATCTTGTGCCGGGGCAAGACTTATCGCTATATCCCGGCAAGGTATTCCGTCGTCAGGGTGGCGCACCGGGTCAAGCTATCTTTGGCACAAAGTTCCCCAACGTATCTTCTGAGAACATGATGCTGTTTGACAAAGCGCGTGTACTGGCAGACGAAAGCACCGGCTTCCCATCATATGCACATGGACAGACAGGTATTCAAGGTGTGGGACGTACAGCGTCTGGCATCTCTATGCTGATGAATGCTGCAGCGGGTGGAACCAAGAGCGTTATCAAAAACGTGGATGATTATTTGTTGCGTCCACTTGGTGAGGGCTTTTTCCGGTTCAACATGCAGTTTGATTTTGACCCTGAGATAAAGGGCGACCTAGAGGTGAAGGCAAGAGGTACAGAAAGCCTGATGGCTAACGAAGTTCGTAGTCAGAGGCTGATGCAGTTCTTGGGTGTAGCAAGTAACCCTGCACTTGCACCTTTTGCAAAGTTCCAGTACGTGATACGCGAAATTGCAAAATCACTTGACCTTGACCCCGACAAGGTTACGAACAATATGGATGAGGCTGCATTACAGGCTGAACTACTCAAAGGATTTCAGCAGACATTACCAGAGCAACCACCTGTTGCGGGGGCTGACCCCAATGACCCGACAGGAGCAGGGGGTGGTACAATAGGTGTAGGACAAGCACCTGTACCTGGTGAACAAGGATTTAGTGCGAATGGACAAGGAACTAATCAGCAAGCTGAAGCCGCTGGTCAACAGCAAGCAGTGGCCCCACTTCAATAATTATCTTGATGCCCTGCTAGAACAACAGCATAGGGCGTTGGAGCAAGGCGACAACACAATTTTGATGCATCGTGCGCAGGGGGCTGTAGCTGTTCTGCGTAGCATGAAAAGTTTAAGGGACAATATCAATGGCTGAAGAAAAAACTCCTTCTTTTCTAGGGCAACTGGAAGAAGTAACAGACAGAAAATACAATAATCTACTTTCAGACTTGACAAGTCAAACAGTGGGTGGCCGTTCATTTTCTGACATATCTAAAGCTATTGAAGATGCAGAAGTTGGGGGAGATAAAAACGCACCAGGTTGGCCTTATATCTTTACTAAGTCTGGTCGCAAATCGTCTGCATTTGGTCCTGCGCAAATTTTGTATAGCACAGCTTTGGGTTATTTTTATGACGGTGCTAACGAAAAAGAGCAACGTGATAATATGAAGGCAGGTAACTTCAAAGAAGGTTACACACAATTGCCGCCAGATGTCAAGTCATATATAAAAAGATTTATTCAACAAGGAATAAAAAAACGAAACAATAAAAAACCACAGGATGGTGGAGCCTATGGAAATTTAGGAATAGGTGATATCTCACGTGAGGACCACGAAAAATACTATCCGTTTTTGTTTGGGGTTCATGTCAAAGAAAAGAAGAAGATGGCGAAGGAAGATACTGTCGCTAGTTTTGTTAACGCACACTACGGTGACACTGAGGTGCGAACATCTACGGGTGAAGTTGATGAAGATGCAACAACAATAAGAAAATTTCAGTTAAGTTCTTTACAAACAAAAGTCAACGCATCTTTAGGAGATGCAGGATTTGCAGAGGCACCTGATACTGCGGCTGATGATTTCAAGCCCGTAACTCCCGACAAAGTAGAAATGCCGGACGACGTAGTTGAACCGGGTACAACGGATACGTTGGAAGAAGTTGAGCAAGAGCAGTTTCAAGCAGATGTAGATGCTGCGGATAGAGATGAGCAACTGCAACAAGCAGAGAGTTTGAAAGTTCAAACGGCAAAGGCTATCCCAACTAAACCAGAACCAGAGCCAGAGCAACCTAGTTTTCTTGACCGTTTGTTTGGGCGAGATGAACCTACACAAGAAGCATTGGATGCTAAGAAGAGTGTTTTAGAAAGACTAGGCAGATTTAAAAATCAACCAGTTGTGTCAGGAGTGCCGACAATGAATAAAGGTGGCGTATCTATAAAAGAACAGATGAGCATGTTTGACGACGGCGGTCTACTGGATGAGGGTGGTACAAAAGACCCCGTTTCTGGTAATGATGTACCGCCGGGGTCAATGCAAGAAGAGGTACGTGACGACATACCCGCACAACTTAGTGAGGGAGAGTTTGTATTCCCTGCAGATGTTGTACGTTACATCGGTTTGGAAAAGCTAATGCAGCTTCGCCAAGAAGCAAAGATGGGTTTGAAGCGCATGGAAGCTATGGGCCAGATGGGTAACTCTGATGAGGCCATTATTCCTGATGACCTACCGTTTACATTAGATGATTTAGAACTTGAAGACGAACCTGTAGAAA